AAATATCCCAACCTAAAGGTAAATTATGATAGAGCGTGAAGCATTAGGCAAGTTCGGTGCGGAATTTATCACCAATACAACGGCGGTTACTAACAAGTCTTATTGTGCAATTACAATGCTTGAGGACACAACTTTCACTACTCTTACATCTTCTAATTGGGTTGCTGGAACGGCTGGAAGCGTTGATGAAGGTGTTGGAGTTATTTACCCTAAAGGTTTAACAATTTTCGGGAGGTTTACTGCTCTTACTTTAGCTACCGGTAAGATTATTTGCTACAATAGTGCAAATATTTAAGCCGTTTTCGGCTTGTGTTTTATTGTTGATTTTGGGGTCTTGTTCGGATAACAAGGTTCCCGTGAACGAGCCTCAAACAAAGTATCCGGATGTTCCTCCTTTTTCCGTTACAGATACTGATTACGGAAAGTTTTAAGTTATGCCGAGTTTAGGTTTATCTCTTGGTTTGTCAGGATCGTCTTTTAGAGCTTCGGGTGGAATTTCCGGGTTCCCCCTGCGAATCAGGGCTTTTAACGGAGCGTCCTCCATAAATTTATACAGGATAACTCAGAACGCTGGATTAGTTGAGTATATTTCAGATAACAGCCTAAATTATGGATATTGGAGTTTCACAACAAATTATGGAGAGTTTTCTCTTAATGGCGGTAATGTTCTGATCTCAGGCCCCACGCTTGCATCAGTGCCGACAAGCTGGCCTTCTACTGGCTGGGGGTATGGATGGAAATTTGGGGAGGCAAATCCAACTCTGGTCACACTTTCCTACAATTCTCCCCAAAGTTTTGAGTATTCAAACTCAGTTCCCTCCATCGTATTCACTTCGTCACCCAACATCAACGCAAATCTGTTTACGATTTCTGGGCTTTCGTCCTCAAATTTTGGGAGCCAAAACGCCGTCATTAGCATGGAAAAGGCAGATTACTATTTAGCCAACTCTGTAACCATTCCCGTCACGATCACCAAAAAAAATGTCACACTTTCCATCAACAACCAGTCTTCCACCTACTCCCCCAACGCAACTTACAACTGGTTTAGTGCCGTGGGAATATCCACCTTGGCCGCAGGGGACACGATTCAGGGACAATTTAACTCCAATCTTTTGACGGGAGTTCCAGCAAATAACGCAAATGCTGGGAGCTACACTATTTCCTTCAATCCAAACTACACATCAGCAAACTACAACATCACCAACTCTCCCGCTTCGGCCACTTGGACGATCAACAAGGCAAACCAGAGCATCACCTTCAATCCCGGCGGGACGGCTATAACCACCGACTCCACCAATCTTTCAGCCTCGTCCACCAGCAATCTTGCGGTGTCCTTCTCCGTGGTTAGTGGCCCCGGCTCGATTAACGGCTCCACGCTCACCTACTCCGGGGCCGGAAGCGTGGTGGTAAGGGCGAGTCAGGCAGGTAACGGAAACTACAACCCCGCAACAAATGTGGACAGGACGATTATTGTTTCTAATCCCACCCCAAGCGGGTTTTCTGTTGCATCCACGAATTCAATAAATCTGGTTGATACTAACTACTCCTATCAAAATGGTAATTATCCTAAAACAAATGTTGGAACATTTACTGACGATATTGGAGTTACCACTACGAATCAATATGGAATAGCAATGGATGGCAGTCTTTCCAGTGGCTATCCTTATATTTTATTTAACATCACTGCAAATAGGTGGGAATTAGGTTCGTATGAATCTTATGGTGACGGAGGATTGGCTTGGTTTCTAAATGGTGGAAATACGGCATCAAACCCAAGCTCTAATCAAAATTACATTCCCACAACTGGATGGTCGAGGAACATTACCATCACCGCATGAGCGAAACCAAAGGAGCTTCTTATTTTAAATGAAAACCGGAAAATCATTATATTCTGAATTGGAAATGTCCCGTCACACTTACCTTCAACGGGCTAGGGACTGCTCCGAGCTTACGATTCCAACCTTGGTTCCTCCCGCTGGTCACGGCTTTGCAACGGAATACAGCACCCCGTTTCAAGGAATAGGAGCTAGGGGAGTCAACAATCTGGCAAGCAAGCTTCTGTTGGCCTTGCTCCCGCCCAACCAGCCTTTCTTTAAATTCTCCATTGATGAGTTTAGTTTTAAAAAGCTTCAAGGAGACAAGACCTTAAAAGCGGAGATGGAGAAAGCCTTGTCCGTGATGGAACGGGCGGTAATGACCGAGATTGAGAATTCTGCCGTCCGTGTGGCTACTTTTGAGGCTTTACGGCATCTTTTGGTGGCAGGTAACTGCCTTCTTTATCTTCCCGCCAGCGGGGGTATGCGTGTGTTTCGTTTGGAGAATTATGTGGTCAAGCGGGATGCGTTTGGAAATGTGCTTGATATCGTGACCCGTGAACGGCTTTCCGTCACCGCCCTTCCGGATGAGGCAAAGAAGCTTGTTCCTCCCAGCGAATCCAACGAACCCAACATTGATTTGTTTACCTGCGTTCACCGCAAGGATGACAAATGGTATGTTTACCAGACCATCAAGGATTCCATCATTCCCGGTTCCAAAGGTGAATATGAGTTGGATAAGCTTCCTTGGATTCCTCTGCGTTTTATCCGTGTGGATGGCGAGGACTATGGCCGTGGTTTTGTGGAGGAATACTTGGGTGATCTTCGCTCCCTTGAAGCCCTTACCCAAGCGGTTGTTGAAGCTTCCGCTTCGGCTGCAAAAGTTGTTTTCTTGGTGCGTCCCAACGGAGTGACCAACAAAAAGATGCTGGCTGAAGCCCGTAATGGGGCAATCATCACCGGAGACCGGAGCGATGTGTCTTGCTTGCAGGTTGAGAAACAGGCTGATTTAAGGATTGCTCAAAGCGTCATGGAAGCCATTACCATGCGTTTGGGTTATGATTTCCTTCTCAATGCCTCTGTTGTCCGCAACGCAGAGCGAGTGACGGCAGAGGAAATCCGTTATCTTTCCAACGAGATTGAAACCGCCCTTGGAGGGGCTTACAGCGTTCTTTCACAGGAGTTCCAGTTGCCCCTTGTTTCACGGCTGATGGACAGGATGCAACGGCAGAACCGGCTTCCCAAGCTGGACAACAAAATCATCCGTCCTGTTGTGACAACCGGCGTGGATGCACTTGGCCGTGCAAGCGATTTAACCAAGCTGGATTTGTTTGTGCAAGGCATCGCAGCCGTTCTTGGCCCACAGGGATTAAGCCAGTTTATCAATCTAGATAACTATCTTACCCGCAGGGCTACCAGCCTTGGTATTGATACTGAAGGTTTAATTAAAGATCAGACAGAGGTTGCACAGCAGATGCAACAGGCCAATCAACAGCAGATGATGGCTAAACTTACGGAATCTCTTGGCCCTCAAGCTATTGCAACTGCCGGCAAGCTGGCAGAAAACAGCCCCGGATTTCAAGCTGGACTAGCCCAAGCTTTAGGGCAGACTCCACCTAGTCAGTAAAAACAAAACACAGAAAGGAAACACACACCAATGCCCACCCTAACCGCAGTAAGCACACCCACACAAACCGGCCCCGATGCACCCAATCAGCCTATTGCTGATCCAAGTGGCGGGGGTCTAATCAAACAGGAACAGCCCCAAGAAGCCTCACAGGAGGTGCGTCCCACTTGGCTACCGGAGAAGTTCAAGTCTCCGGAGGATTTGGCCGTTGCATACGGAGAGCTTGAAAAAAAGCTCGGTAAACCGGCCAAAACGGAGAAGCCCGAAGGACAGCCCGATGCAAACACGGAGGTAGCCACCGGATTTGCAAAATACAGCGAGGAGTATTTCAAGAACGGCTCAATCTCCGAGGACAGCTTGAAAGAGTTGGAGGCCAAGGGAATCCCCCGTGAATATGTTGACCAGTATGTGAGGGGATATGAAGCCTACCAGACTGCCGAAGTAACCACTATTTTGGGTGAAATTGGTGGTGAATCAGAGTTCAAATCCATGAGCGAATGGGCTTCTGAAAACCTGTCGGAAAACGAGTTGTCGGCCTACAATGATGCCGTGACCAGCGGGAACAAGGAACAGGCTTCCTTTGCGGTTAAGGGTATGTATGCCCGTTACAAGTCGGGTGTTGCAGGGAACGAGCCTCGGCTTCTTTCCGGAAACACCAGAGTATCCGGAGATGTCAATGTGTTCCGTAGCACCGCAGAGGTTGTTGAAGCCATGAAGAACCCCAAATACAAGTCTGATCCAGCATACCGAAAGGATGTTGAGGAAAGACTTGCTAGGTCTAATGTCTTCAACTAAAGGAGAAATATATGACAAAACCCGGATATAAAACCACTGAATTCTGGCTCTCGGTTCTGGCTATTTTGGTCGGAGCCGTTTCTGCAAGCGGTGTGCTACCGGCTGAAGGCCCGTGGCAACAGGTTCTAGGCGTTGCAACAACCGCCTTGGTAGCCCTTGGCT